CCGTCAGCAAGGGATTATGACGCAGTATGCTGGTCAACTTGTAGCCGCGTTAAAACGCGAAAAGCTAGACACTTTATTTAAAAGCCGTGAACTAGACGAGAAAATATACGCAGCTATGTTTGACCCAGACACATTTGAAGTCAAAAGCACTGCTGATGCAGACGCTGTGAAGATAGCAAAAATTATACAAGTGACTCAGAAGCGACTGCTAAAGCGCAAGAACAGGCTAGGTGCAATGATTGGTGAGTTGAAGAACTACGTTGTTCGCCAGTCACATGACCCTATTTTGCTTAGAGATGGGGCGAGAACTGATGTTGAGTTTCAGCAAGCAAAAACTAAATGGGTCGCCTACATGATGAAGGACGGTGTTCTTGATGCAAAAACATTTGAGAACAAACCTCCGACAAAAGAGGTGGACGGAAAACCAGTCCCATACACAGAGGAAATGTTCTTAGGCGATATTTGGAGTAATTTAGTTAAAGGGAACCACCAGAAAGTCGGCGCATTGCGTGGAGATGATGGTCAAATTGACAGCCTTGAGTCATTCACTGGCCCTGCCAACCTTGCAAAGAAACTTAGTCAAAGCAGGGTTATCCATTTTAAAACAGGCAAATCTGCATACGACTACTCAAAGACTTACAGCCGTCAAAGCCTAGCAGAGTCTGTTGTAAACGGCATCACGCACGATGCACAGTCTATAGGTCTGATGGAGGTGTTTGGTACAAACCCAGAAGCTATGTTTAGCCGCATCCTTAATGATTTACAAAACGACCCAAACATGACTGGCGTTGATAAAATTAGGCGAAGGGCAGGAAGATTAAACAACCAGTTTAGAGAAATTGATGGTTCGACACGGGCGCGTGGGGCTGGCTTACCCATAGCATTTGGTGCAGACTTTGCTGGGATTGCTTCTGGCTGGCGTATGCTACAGAACATGGCAAAACTTGGTATGGCTACCATATCATCATTTTCAGACATATCAACAAAAGCGCATTTTATTAACACCAGGACTGACAGGGGAATCTTTGGTTCGTACGCGGAGGCGTTCAGTGACATATTCAGAGGCTTTGGCAGCAGTGAACAAAAAGAGTTAGCTTACTTGCTAAACGTAGGCGTTGAAAGTTTCCTTGGTGATGTACATGCTAGGTTTGGCGCAAACGACAGCGGCCCTGGTTTGATGGCAAAAGCACATCAGCACTACTTTAGACTAAACGGTATGAATTGGTGGAACAATTCGCAAAAAGTTGGGCTTGCTAGGATGATGTCTGCCGACTTGGCAAGATACCGTGGCAAAGCATTTAGCGATATAGACACTAGAACTAGGCTAAACCTTGAACGCTACGGAATTAGCGACACTGAATGGCAAGTCATGCGCAGCATGGACATGAAAGCTGTAGATGGGCGTGACTACATGACACCATCTGCTGTAGAGACAGTAGCAGATTCTGTTGTTGAAGCGGCTGCTTTGGCAAAGGTAAACGCAACCCGCAAAAGACCGCTAAAAAAAGCAACGGCAACAATGATACAGAAGTATCGTGATGATTTATCTACAAAAATATCTACATACCTAACAGACTCGGCGGACACTGCTATACCTACGCCTGGTGCAAAAGAACGTGCTTTTATGAACCAAGGCACAGCGCGTGGCACGGTTGCTGGTGAGGCTTTACGCGCCATCGGGCAGCTAAAAGGCTTTCCGATTACAATGGTTATGAAAGGGATGTCTGGTCAGTATCATATTTCTAAGCAACTTGGTGGGAATACTAGAAGCGGCATGTATGGCCTAGCGCAGATGATGGTAGGAACAACTATGATGGGCTATCTGTCGCTAACATTGAAAGACATACTCAAAGGTAAGGAACCATCAGAAGCATTTAGTGTGGAAAATGGTTTAAATGTAGAGGTATTAACTAAAGCCTTTGTCCAGGGTGGTGGCGCTGGTATATACGGAGACTTTTTGTTTGGAGAATACAACAAGTATGGGCAAACACTTACACAAAATTTACTTGGCCCCACATTCGGCAGCATTGATGACATAGCTAGAATATACAGCAATACGCTAGAGGCGGTACAAACAGGAGACACAGACCCACTTGTTAAAAACGCCACTAGGTTTGCAGTAAGCAACACGCCAGGACTTAACCTTTTCTACACCAAGACAGCTTTAGATTACATGTTCATCTATGGATTAATGGAGAAAACAAACCCAGGTTATTTGCGTAGAATGGAACGGCGTATGGAACAAGACATGAAACAGGATTTTTTCTTTGAACCAAGCCAATATGCGCAAAGGTTCTAACAACCTTTCGCAAACAGCCAAAATACTGTATATATAGGCCAGGAGTTTAGCATGACAGTTAGCAGTACAACAACAAAGGTTAGCTACAGCGGTAACGGAAGCACTGCTGTATTTGCTTACACCTTTAAAATATTTGATGCTGCCGAGTTAACAGTAATTAGCCGTGTTGACTCTACTGGTGCGGAAACAGTAGAAGCCTTGAATACAGCTTACATTGTCGATGGCGTGGAAAACTCCAGTGGTGGCAACGTCACGTTTAAATTTAACACAGGCAATCCATCTGACGCTAACTACAGTGTCACAGATTTTAGACCGCAATCAGGCGAGACTGTTGTTATAAAGCGTATTGTCGGGTTGACCCAGCTTACAGACTACACACCTAACGACCCGTTCCCTGCTGACGACCACGAAGAAGCACTGGATAAGCTGACCTTCATGGCGCAACAACAGCAAGAACAGATAGACCGTGGTATTAAGTTTGATGAAACTGATACATTTTCTGGCGAGTTGCCTATTGCGTCATTAAGGGCTAATAAATACCTAGCATTTGGTGCTGACGGCGATATATCATTGGCATCTGGTACAACCAGCACTGTTGTAACTACCCCATTTTCCGCAACCTTGCTTGATGATACTTCAGCTTCACAAGCCAGAACGACACTAGGTCTTGCCGCCCTGTCTACATTAAGCACTGTAAACACAGCGCAAATAGATGCTGCCGCTATAACAACAGCAAAAGTGGCTGACGGCGCAATAACAGAAGCAAAATTAGATTCCGCTTTATCTTTTACTTCATCCTATTTCCAAGGGGAAAATGGCGCAGTCGGTGCGGTTGGCGGCAAAGGGGATATATTTAGAGTACACCAACAACAATTAGACACGAATGTTACGATTGCTGCGGGAGACAACGCTGGTTGTTTCTTTAGCTTGGTAATTGCAACTGGCGTTACGCTAACTCTTAACGGTAACTTAACTATTGCTTAATTAGGATAACAGATGTCAGTCAGCACAACCACAACTACAAACAGTTACTCAGGCAATGGAAGTACCGTTGAGTTTAGTTACACGTTTGAAATCTTATCAGACGCTGATATTAGGGTTATTGTTGTCAATAATACCACTGGTGTTGAAACAGTACAGTCGCTAACAACTCATTATAGTGTTGCTGGGGCTGGCCTGACTTCTGGAGGCACAGTTACATTTGTGTCTGCCCCCGCAAGTACGGAGACTGTTTTTCTAAAGCGTAACATGTCTATTACGCAGCCAACAGATTATACAGCTAACGACCCTTTCCCAGCGGAAACGCATGAAAACGCGCTAGACAGATTAACACTAGCTATGCAGCAAATTGATGAGAAAGTTGGCCGTGGATTAGTTAGAAAAGAAACAGACACTACAACTATAGAGCTTCCTTCTAATGCAGATTTAAAAGGTAAGATTTTAGGCTTCAACGAAACAACAGGTGCGCCGGAGGCTGGCAGTTTGTCTGTTGGTTCTGTGTCAACGGCACCCGCTGGAACAGATGCGTCAGTCACAAATGCAGGCACAGGTTCTGTAGCAATTTTTGATTTTGTTTTGCCGCGAGGCACAACTGGCGCTGTCGGTCCAACTGGCCCGACTGGCTCAACAGGTTCAACTGGTCCGACAGGAAGCACTGGCCCGACAGGCCCAACAGGAAGCACTGGTCCAACAGGTGCCGACTCAACAGTGGCTGGACCGACAGGGCCTACCGGACCCACCGGCCCAACCGGCCCAACCGGCCCCACTGGCGCAGACTCGACAGTAGCCGGACCGACAGGCCCAACAGGCCCAACTGGGCCAACTGGATTGACTGGCCCCACTGGACCAACCGGACCCGATGGGCCAACTGGTTCACAAGGGGTGCAGGGTGACACCGGGCCAACAGGCTCAACAGGCCCAACAGGCTCGACAGGTCCAACAGGACCTACCGGCCCTACAGGTGCAGATTCAACGGTAGCTGGCCCAACCGGCCCCACTGGCCCAACCGGTCCAACTGGGCCTGACGGCAACTTTGGCGGCGCTACATTCGATTATACATTTAGCACAACCACGACAGACTCTGACCCTGGCGCTGGCAAGATTCGGTTCAATCACGCAAACCTTTCATCAGCCACACTAATGTTCATTGACGATACCGACAATGACAGCACAGATATACAGTCGTTTTTGCGAACCATTGATGACAGCACAAGCAGCATTAAAGGTCACTTTAGGATTTCCAACAGACTTAACGCGGATGATTTTGCACTACTTACAATTAGTGCAGTCGCTGAAGCTACAGGTTATTTTAAAGTCACTTGTTCGTATGTAAGCGGTTCAGCTACATCATTCACAAACAGCGAAGATGTTATCATAACTTTTGCGAGAACTGGTGACAAAGGCGACACTGGTGCCACCGGTCCAACTGGGCCGACCGGCCCGACAGGCCCACAAGGTTCTACCGGACCGACAGGCCCGACAGGCCCGACAGGCGCAGACAGCACAGTCGCAGGCCCAACAGGCCCAACAGGTCCAGCCGGACCCACCGGCCCTGCGGGGGCTGATAGTTCTGTTGCGGGTCCTACCGGCCCAACAGGTCCGGCGGGAAGCACTGGTCCGGCTGGTTCAACTGGTCCGGCAGGGCCAACTGGACCCGCTGGTGCAGATAGCACAGTGGCTGGGCCAACTGGACCCGCTGGACCGGCGGGAAGCACTGGGCCAACAGGTCCGGCAGGGGCAGACGGAAATGACGGTTCGACAGGTCCAACAGGGCCAACAGGGCCTACCGGCCCAGCCGGTGCAGACAGCACAGTGGCGGGTCCTACAGGACCGACAGGCCCAACAGGTCCAGCCGGACCCGCTGGTTCAGATGGTAGCGATGGTTCAGCCGGTCCAACCGGTCCTACAGGACCAACAGGTCCTGCGGGTGCGGATAGTACCGTTGCAGGCCCGACTGGGCCTACTGGCCCAACAGGCCCGACTGGGCCTGCCGGTGCTGACGGCAATGATGGTGGAACTGGCCCGACTGGCCCGGCAGGACCGGCAGGGCCGTCTGGTTCGGCAGGGGGTACTGGTCCAACTGGACCCACTGGTTCGGCAGGCTCGGCAGGGCCAACCGGCCCGACTGGGCCGACAGGCCCGGCAGGAACATTTAGCGGAACTTTTGATGGGGTCATTACAAACAGTAGCGCCAAACCATTCTGGGAAAACAAACAATCTGTTACGGCTAATCACACAATTACCAACACCTACAATGCAATGAGCGCGGGGCCAATTTCGATTGGCAGTGGAGTTACTGTGACTGTAGGTTCAGGGGAAACTTGGACAATAGTATGAGACAAAACTGGCAGCTATGGAGTGGTGCTTTATCTGACAATCAGTTAGCGCTAATTAAAGAAAGGGCAGACGCACTGCCCGAAATCCCTGCGACTATATTCGCAAGCAGCAATGTGAATGACGATGTGCGGCGGTCTAAGGTCAAGTGGTTGACGCACGACAATGAAGTAAAGGATTTGTTGTGGAGTTATGTAGCCGAAGCCAATCGAAACGCTTTTGGTTTTGATGTGCGAAATGTCTGCGACATTCAATACACAGAGTATCACGCAACAGAGGCCGGTCATTACGGCTGGCACCATGATATAAACTGGGGTCAAGACAAGGCATATGACAGAAAACTGTCTGTAACTGTGCAGCTTAGTGGGCCTGAAGACTACACTGGGGGCCTGTTTGAATTTGCAGAGACAGAAACCCCTGATTATGCTATATCTAATAAGCGAGGAACAGTTTTAGTATTTCCTTCTTATCTGCAACATAGAGTCAAGCCTGTTGAGAGTGGTACAAGAGTTAGTCTAGTGGCATGGTTTGAAGGACCGAGGTGGAAATGAGTACATTAAAAGCAGATACAATTGTAGCATCGGATGGAAGCAGTCCGGTTGCGTTGACTAAGCAAAATGCGCCAAAACATTTATTTGCTTATGATGCAGTTAATGCAACTGCATTAGGGTTTACGTTAAATTCATCTAGCACAACAGATAGTTCGGCAGGCCAATTTAGGTCAAATCTAACAAATGCGTTTAGCTCAGTAGATAACAAAATAAATTTAACTGATGCTTTTGATGAATTTACAGATGGTGTTTTAAATGGGGTAGCGGCAAACAGAGGCGGTGCAGCTACAACAGGCGAGGATGGTAGTGTGGCTAGAAGCGCATCAGTTGTATCCGCTAGTTATGGTTACGGTTCTAGCGGTAGTTCTAATGGTGCTAGAGTAGATTTGTCGGCTAATTATATTTCATCACACGGAGACTTAGCATGAGTGAAATATTAGTAGATAATCTCACAGGTAAAACTGCGGCTGGCAGCATAGTAATTTACGGCGAGGGTGGCACGGCTACGACTAATCTTCAACAGGGCTTGGCGAAGGCTTGGTGTAATTTTGAACAGTCTTCAAGCCACACTGTGCGAGACAGCCTAAACATCGCAAGTTTAACAGATGTTGGTTACGGTCTTACCAATACAAATTACACAAATAGTTTCGGCAATGACGATTACGTTGCCGCTGGTCACGCTGGTAGGCAAGCCTCTACAGCTACAACTGCATATTGGCTTTTTCCAACAAGTAGCACTGTGGTTTACTCCACATCTGCAACAAGTTGGCAGGGGGGTTACAGCATAAGCACTAGCAGCGGCATGGGTGTTTTGGACTTGTTCTTGGCACTTTGCACAACACATGGGGATTTAGCATAATGGCTGGTACAATCGCAGCGGATACATTGACCCATTCAACCGCAGGGTCACTAACTACCGATTTCGTTGTTAATGGTAGTGCAAAGTATTGGGTCGACTTCAATGGCTCTGGAACAGTAGCAGTCCGTGACAGCCTAAATCACGCCGGATTGGTAGATGGTGGAGAAGGAATCTTCACAATCTCTTACACGAACAGTTTTAACAATGCCAATTACTGCGCTGTCGGCGGTCAAAGTGATAACAACGGAACTATTGCTGTTCCGAGACAAACTACTGATTTAGCAACAGGTTCAACAGTAATTAGAACCACAAATGGTTCTGCTGCTAACGATGCAAGTTATAACCATGTTGCAATATTTGGAGACTTAGCGTGACCCAGACACCACAGTTCAAAGGCACTAAGCTATTCGACAGACTATGCTGGGCTAAAGAAAACCTTGACGGTGTGCAGTCTGATTATCGCGTGGTCTATGAGGACAAGATAGATGAGTGCGCCAAAATACTTGTGCCTGACCCTAACTGGATGGCGTGTGCGCTTCAGGGCGGTATCTTACCACCAGTGTGGGTTTACCATGAACTGGAAAAAGATGAGGCACAGCCTGACTTCAAGAAGCACACTCGTGGTTACTTGCTGCATGAGACTGAGCCTGTCGCAGCAATGACTGAAGAAGAAGCAATCGAATATCTCATTATGAAGGACTGCCCACAGCATGTCTGGCAGAATTGGGATGAGGGCAACCGCCCGACTATGGTAATATGCCGCAAGGAACAGTTACCGCAGACTAGAGAATGGCGCAATTCTTGGCGCATATCTGATGAACTAAACTTAGCCGCATAGGAGAAACTAATGGCTGTAGCAACTTACATCGTAGATAAGGACGGTAATCAGATTGACGCTTCAACTGCTACCGTTCCAGCAAACCGTGACTTTCGTGGTGCCTGGTCACTATCAGGCACAGTAATTAGCGAAGACTTGGCAAAAGCAAAAGAGATTTTTGCTAATAAGGTTCGTGAGGCCCGCACCCCATTATTAGAGGCGTTGGACACAGACTTTATGAAAGCGCAAGAAACCAGCGCATCGACCACTGCAATCGTGGCATCAAAGCAAGCACTGCGTGACGCACCTACCGCTGGGAACAGCGCAACCACAATTGATGAGTTAAAAGCAGCTTGGCCTTCATGCTGTGGTGACAGCCCCTACGCATAGGTGAACCATGAACGAAGAAAACAAGGTTATTGTTGACGTAGTTGCTGGCACAGGAACTGCCGCCGCCTACATGGCAATGGTTCCTGACGTTGTAGCCTTGTTTACTGGCGTTTGGATTTGCATACGCATTTACGAAACGGATACTGTAAAACGTATAGTAAAACGTATTCTGGGCGATGTTTAAAGCTATTGTATTAGCTTGCGCGATAGCAGACCCTATGCATTGCATTGAATTTCACGACACCAGAGGCCCTTATTTTAATATAGACGCTTGTGAAAAACGCGCCTTAGAAATGAGTCGAGACATAGGCGAGATGACTCATGGTTTAATGCCAAAGAAATGGCAATGCAAGCCTTTGCAAAAAGGGATGCTGTCGTAATGGAGCCTATCACCACTGCAATAGCAGCCGTAACAGCCGCTTCAAATGCCATAGCTTTTATAAAGGCACGGGTGAACGATGTGCAATCTGTGGCTGAACTGGGCGACCAGATAGGCACTTTGTTTTCAGCACAAAAGAAACTAAACGAGGAACGTAACAAGCAGGCGGGTGTTGGTGATGTTAGCTTCAAGGGTTCTATTGATGCTGTTCTTGAGGCAAAGCGGCTGAACGAGGAAATGCAGCAAATCGCCACCATGATAAACATGCGATGGCCTAAGGCGGCAGACCAACCTAGCACTTGGCAAGAGATTATAAACCATCACAATCAAGCTTTAAAAGAACAGAAGGAAGCAAGGGCCAGGGCGCGAAGAATGGAAATGGAAAGGCATGCGGAAATGATTGAAAACATGAAGGTAGGCGCAGGTGTGATTGCCCTTTGTGCTGTTGTCTTAGGACTGTTTATAGCCGTTATGATTTCATCAGCGTCTGCAATAGGCTTTGCATGAGTGAAACAACCACTGGCTTAATAGGGGAATACTATGCGGCCGGTGTTGTGTTATCATTAGGCTGGCGAGTATCCATGTGCCAACAAGATAAAGTTGACCTAATAGCGTGGAAGTCAGATGAATATATCAGGATACAAGTTAAGACTGCGAAGTTATCTGGCGAAAAAGATGCTAGGCTTCCGGTGTACCACTTTCAGTTTGGTCATGGACAAAAGAATAAAACTCTTGGGAGTGTGGCAGACTATGACATTTTATGCCTTATCGGCTATCAACACCGCAAAGCGTTGTTCATGCCCGTTCAACAGGTGCTACAAAAGTCGAAGCGCATGTCGCCCAAGTTTTTTGATGAACCTAAAGCGGAACTTTATTCGTTTAATAAGGCGCTGGCGACAGTAAGAGGGCATAGAGATGGATAAAGCACTTACAGAGTATAAGATAATACCGCGTTTGATGATGTTGGCGTTTACTCTTATGGCTTGGAACGTATGTGACTGGTTCATGGGCCTCGGTACATCTGCGACTACCCAGCAAACAGCTTTTGTTAGCACGATTGTTGGCGCAGCAACGGGTGCTTTTGCGGTTTGGTGCGGGAGTGAATCAAAATGAAACAGGCGGCAACAAAGTTAAACGAAGCAAGTGAAATAACTATTCCATTGCGGAATCTTATCAGCATGATTGCTTTTACGGCAGTATCGGTATGGGTTTATTTTGGGCTAACAGAACGTATTAGTTTTCTTGAGCATAACCTTGACCTTGTGATGGAGGAGGTTGAGGAGAACGACAACTGGATTGATAACTTTGAGCCACCTAAAAGCGTAAAGGATACTGTAACCAGGGTGCATGATTTAGAGATTGAGATAGCAAGGATAAAACTTATAGTAGGGGCTAAGTAATGATACAGGCATTGATTGGCCCTATTGCATCTTTGGCTGGTTCTTGGATGGAGTCCAAGGT